CGCCAATATGAGCGCGTCAGACCTTCGCGCATGGTCCGAGACCGAGTGCAGCCGCCTCGCGTCGGTGGACCCGGCGGCGGTCATCGCTCGCAACCTTGACCTCTTGGAGACCAAGAAAGGCGATTGGACACAGAAGCACATCGACAATGCCAACCGAGCCATCTCCTTCATCGAACGTATGAGAAACGGCGAGCAGGGCGAACCCGCACGAGAGGGCTGTCCCAGCAAGCGCGACATCAGCCTAAAGAACTGGGCGCATGATCCGCGCAAGCCATTAAACAAATCAGCAGACACAATGAATGACAACGAACTGCTCGTCGCATACGGGGGCGAAGTTAAGGCTTTGGGTGACGGTCGAATCGGCGGCTACTTGGTGAGGTTTAGCGGACCGACTGACCCCGACTTGTACGGCGACTTCTTCACGAAGTCCACCGACTACGGCATCCAGTCAACGCTTCCCGTTTTCTATCAGCATGGCTACGATGACACCCTGAAGAACAGGCAGATCGGCGTGGGCGAGATCAGGAGCGATGAGGGTGGTCTATGGTTCGAGGCGCAACTGGAGAAGCGCGACGAGTACGAGCGCATGGTCATGGAACTGGTCGAGATGGGAAAACTCGGCTACTCGTCAGGAGCCGTTGGACACCTCGTCAGCCGCAAGGCGGCAGAAAACGGGGCGCAGGAGATTACGGCATGGCACCTCGGCGAGGCGTCGCTGGTTCTCAATCCAGCCGAGCCGCGTAACCATGTCATGTCCATTAAAGAATATGTTGAGGCGATTGCCCCGACAAAAGAGATTGCATCTGATGTAGTGGAGCCAGAGGCAGATACGGCAGAGGCGGGGCATGATCACCCTGCGCCAACTGCGGCAGAAGCCAAATCGGAAGCAATAGACGAACAGCCCGTATTGGGCGAAACTCCACTCACAGAACAAGAGGACACTACAATGTCTGAACAGAACAACGACGTTCTGAAAAGCATCGAAGCAATGATCGCTGCTCAGAACGAACGCCTCAACGCAATGGAGGAAGCCAAAGCCGCTCCCGCCATCGTCGAGGTACCAGAAGAAGCCAAGTCCGCTCCTGCGTTTATCAAAAGCACAGGCGACAGCGAAGCCAAAGCCTATGCCGCATGGGTACGCGAAGGCGATGCTGGCGGTCTGCGCGGCGCTAAAGGCTACGAGGTAGACGGTCGTGAAGTTGAGATCAAAGCATCCAACGACACGGACATGAACGTTGGAACGGCTGCCGATGGTGGCAACCTCGTCCCGACGGGACACTTCGAAGGCATCTTCGCCAAGAAGTCCGAAGCCGACCTCACGGACCTGCTGGGTCTGACCCGCATCCCCGGTGTTGGAACAACGGTCAACGTGCCGTTCGACAACGAATCCGACGGCGAGTTCATCAGCACCAACGAGGCAGGCTCCTACGACCGCGATGCTCCGGCAATCGGTCAGCAGGCGTTCACGCTCGTAAAGTACACGAAGAAAGTACAGTTGAGCGAAGAACTGCTGGAAGATGAGACGAGCAACCTGCTCGCTTTCATCGAGAACTTCGTCGGTCGCGGCATGGCGAAAACGAACAACAGCCTGATCGTTGCCGAGGCAGCAGCCTCTGGTACCGAAGCACTTGCTACGACCGCCGCCGGTATTGCCGCTGGCGAACCCGAGCAGATCGCTTTCAACGATACGGTCCAGTTCTACCTCGACAGCCCCAACGTTGCATGGCTGACCCGCGCTTCCACGTATGGTGACATCGCTGCCCTGACGGGTACCGACCGCCTCTACGCCGAGCAGGGCATCCGCTCCACGTTCGGTCAGTACGCTAACCGTCCGAGCCTGCTGGGATACCCGGTCATGTTCTCGGCGAAGGTTGACGCTGACGGAACGGGCGACAACAAGCCGATCTTCTTCGGCGACTGGTCGCAGATGGGCTACTACATGGCAAACAGCATGAAGGTGCTGCGCGATCCTTACGGAGACGCTGCCTCTGGACAGGTTAACCTGTTCTACTCGTACCGCGTCGACTACGAGATCCTCCAGAGCGAGGCTATCGTTTACGGTCGCGTATCGAACACCTAATAGGTGGAGGACCGGGTAGTGTAAAGGCGCACACCTTTTCTCTCTGGGGTAGAGCGGGTTCGATTCCCGCCCCGGTCCCAACATTTTAAACAGAGCAGTTATGTCCCTGACAACTACGTCCGCGCCTGCCGTTGAGCCAGTCACGACAGCAGAGGCAAAAGAGTATCTACGCATCGATTCATCCGATGACAGTCAGAACGCTATCTTGGCGATACTGATTAAGGCGGCACGTACTCGCGTCGAGGAATACCTGCGGCGCTCGCTCATCACTCGCACCTATTCGTGGGAGATGAACGGCGACGATATGAGGGACAGGATTGAGATACCGCGACCGCCGGTGCAGTCCGTTACGTCGCTGACGATCTACGAGGAGGACAGCGCAGGCGTTGAGACATCCTACACCGAAGCCGCCGAGAACTGGCAACTCGTCGAAGCATCATACCTGAAACACCGCAACGATGGCTGGGAAGTTAACCGCATGGACCGCGCTGGCACGTTGGTATACGTTGCCGGATATGGCGACGCATCTACCGATATTCCTGCTGACATCCTGATGGTGATCTTCCGTCTGCTCGCGCTTTGGTACGAGCGCCGTGGCGACGAAAACAGAGACTTCGTGACTGAACGCGAGTTCAACATCCTAAAAGAGATTGGACACCACAGAACCATCGGGTACTAATGATTGGTTCTCTGCGTCATAGGGTAACGCTACAACAGAACTTCCCGACGCGCTCACAAGGTGTTAAGACGGATGTATGGTCTGACATTGCTACCGTCTATGCACGTGTAGAGCCGTTGCGTGGAAGTGAGGTTACATCGGCAGAGCAGCGCGAGGCGCTGAACCTGCACCGTGTGACAATGCGTTACAGACCGGTCCTTACCGACCTGTTCCAATTCCTCGATGGCGACACGTTCGATGACCTATCAGGTGAGCCGTTCGTATTCCTCGGGTACGGTTTGGATGCGCTCCAGTACCTCGACGGCACCGAGGTCGACTTCCTCGACGGATACTCGTTCAACCTGCTGGCTCGTAAGGAGGGACCACCCGGCAAGTTTCGCGTCCGCTTCGGCACCCGCTACTTTGACATCCGCGATGTGCAGCAGTTGTATCCGCACGACGAGTTTACGGTCATGCGTGTAGAGGAGGTGGTGACATGATCGGCAAGATGGACAGAAGGATACACATCGAGAAGCGCGACATCACCCGCGTCGATGGTGTCAAGGTGGACAATGGCTGGACCCGGCTGGAAACGGTATACGGATCTGTGGAGCCGATGACGGGCTACGAGCGACGCATCGCCGAGCAAAACGGTCTGCTGGCTACCCACAAGGTGACGATGCGATACCGCAGCAATCTTGGTGAGGAAAACACCGAACTGCTGCCAGAGCATAGGCTAATCATTGACAACATTACGCACGAGGTCCGGCAGGTGCTAAACCGCGACTTTCGAAATATGTGGTATGACGTAACGACGGAGGTGCGGATATGATAAAGGTAGAAGTTAAGGGCATGAAAAAGGCGCTCTCGGACATCGACAGGTATTCGAAGGAAGTGCAGGAGCGTGTTATACAAGAGTTGAACACAACGAAGAATAAGGTGCGTAACGATGCCATCCGCTTCGCTCCTGTCGATCAGGGGCAGTTGCGTCGTTTCATCGTTACCGAGCCGGTAAAGAACTACGAAACAGCCGTGGTCAGTCGCGCCAAGTATTCCATGTTCGTCGAGTACGGCACAGGATACCACGGACAGAACCCGGCAGGCGGTCACACGACCAAGAAGCGCTGGGTATATTTTGACGAACTGAGCGGGGAGTTTCGCATCGGTAGACCGCAGCGTCCGCAGCCGTTCATGTTTCCCGCAGCGGAAGCCAACAGGCGTGACCACGCCAAACGCATGAAGGAGGCGTTAGAGAACCGATGAAAGACCCACGCAATGCCGTACAGGATGAGGTGTACCGCCTGCTAAATGCGGCTGGTATAACGGCGCTTGTAGACCCTGACGATTCGGACAGCCTGCCGTACACGGTGTTCGGCGATGCCACATTCATACCCGGTCCGCTGACCACCAAGTCCACGGAGGGAGCCGAGGTGACGCACACCTGCGTCTCGTGGGCTACGAACCCCGACACGGCGCAGGCAAACGCCTCGACGGGACTGGCGGCGCTGACGGACCGTGACGTTGCCTATTCCGTGACGGGGTACGAGGTGTCGGACGTATACCCTGACTTCGGCGGTCCCATGATCAAGGATGACCAGCGACCTAACGAGACGTATTGGGGCGTGCCGTACCGGGTCCGCTTCATCATCACGCAGATATGACGATAGGTATACTTACAACGCTATGGAAACGACACGCACTCGCACGTATTGTACTGGAGCATTATGCCCACTTGGACCTGCCGGGTGTCCGCTTTGTCCTCTTGGCGGTAGGTAGCGAGGGCGATGTCAGCAGGAGCCTCGCCGAGGAATCTGGCTGGGAGTACATTGAGCATCCCAACGACCCGCTGTCTGACAAGTGGAACGCAGGGATTGCCACGCTGCGGGGTCGCGTCGATGCCGTCCTGATAGTGGGTTCTGATGACATCATGACGAGCCGCGCCATCGAGGTGGTACTGGAGCAGGTACGTAGCGGCTCTGAGGCGGTCGGGCTGAAAGACCTGCACTACTACGACACGCGAACGGGAGATGCCTACTACGGTGTCCGTCATATGCCGGGAGCAGGCATGATGGTAACGGCTGACGCTTTGGACCGAGTGGGCTGGCAGCCGTGGGAGTCGGGGCTGAACAGATACCTCGACAGATCGTTTACCAACCGTCTGCAAACAAAAGCGTACCCTTGTAGGTTCAAGTACATTGAGAATTGCCGCGACAAGTCTGCCGACATGGTGGACATCAAGACCAGTCAGAATATATGGCAGGTCGTTCAAATCGCAGCAAAGACGGGTCGTGTTCACTCTGTGAGCGCGGCTTCATTTGACCACACGTTTCCCGACCTACGGGATAAACTCAAACAGATAGACTAATGGCAAAGAACAAATCCGCACGGGATTATTGGCTCTACGTTGGCACCAGCGCTCCGTCGGCTGCTGATGAAGCCAACGATGCCGCGTACTCGCTCGTAGGTCTGGCAACGGAGCACTCCCTGTCCAGATCACGTGGCGCAATCGACGTATCAACGAAGGATGACGGGGACGATTCCTCCTTCATCGCAGGTCGCCGCAACCAGACGGTTTCGATGTCCGGTATCTTCGATCACACCGAGGATGCAGGATACACTAAACTGTCCGATGCGTACGAGGCTG